AATCACCACTTGTGATCTGACAATCCATTGCAGAGCCATCATCATTAGATCCTGTTTCATGCCTGTATAAAGTTGTACATCCTGCAGTAACACCTAGTATTGTATTGTTGTTTGGCACTGAAGTAGAATCATATAAAGTTGCATACGGTTCAGGATACACACCTCTATCAACCCAAGAAGTTCTAACAAAGCCAGAGTTAGTATACCAAACATTTTCTAGGTAATTGTATGTAACACTTCTATCTAAAAAGTTAGAACCTTCTGATGCGTAAAACCAAGTCACTTCATTAAAGTCTGTATTTACCCCAATTGAAACTTGTCCGTTTGCTGTTGCATTAATATCGTCAAATACAAAATCCTGTACAGTACAATCTAGTTTTTTGATCGCACCATCAAACTGATAGAAAGCTGTTTGACTCATCCAGAAAGTAACACCGTTTACATCAGCTACACAGTTTGCAGATATCGCACCACAGTTCGCACCAATTTGGTTTAGACCAAATATAAATGGCGGACCAATGTTATTCAAAGCATGCAGTGCTGTATCAGTCCACACAAGAATAGAACCCCTAGATCTTTTCGCCGCAACAATTTTAGATCCATCCTGTATCCTAAAAGAACCCGCTGAGTTTGTGTTTGCTGGTGCCCACGTAGTAAAATCTTCTTGTGAAGAAAATCTTAAAAATAAGTTGTCTTGTGTTCCACTATTTCCAATAGTTGTTTCCGTTCCAAATAAAAAGATATGTCTATCAGGAGAAGATACCAATAAAACTCTATTTGCTGTAGGTGCTTGCGATACTTTTTGAGCCCTGGTTCCCGTTCCACCAGACAAGTCCCAACGATACAATGCATCATTACTTCGTACAGCTAATAAGTCTTCACCAAACGTATCTAAAGACCAAAATGTTGCTTCAAGTGTAACAGAACTTGTTGTTCTTGGCGTATTCCAAGTACCCGCGTTCCACACTCCAGTGCCCCATCCAAAACCAAAAGTAGATCTAGCTGTACCTACGGTTATCTGATATTTAGCATTACCTGTGCCGCCTTGAGAACTAGCTGTTCCGGATGCGTTGCTTGTGTGAGTTACTTTATAGTTGTTGGTATCAACAACCTCTGTAACTTCAAACTCGTTATTCATATCCAATCCTTGAGCAGTAGAAAAAGAGTCAAACGTTACAAAATCCCCGAGCCCCGCTCCATGATTATTGTGTGTAACAGTCACTATCGGCGATCCACTTGTCATGGCAAAAGGACCGGTCAACGCTGCTTCAAGTCTTATTGGTGTAATATCGTAGAATACACCTTCAACATACACATATAGTTTTCTATCTGTGCCTAAAGCTAAATGACGAACACCTGATAAAGAAACCCAAGCTGTACTAGCTCTAACAACTCCTGCAATTTTTTTATTTGTTACAACTTTTTCCCAACCACCTATTTTTTCTGGTAGTCCTGTTCTAAACCTAACATTTTTAGAATCTATCCAACGACCTTCCGCACCGTAAGTTGTCGTTTGCTTGTCTATGCCTGGTGAAAATTGTGCTTTAACTAAGGCCATAATTATTCTCCTGGCTTTGTTGGCCAAACAATGTTTTTAGCTTTTTCTTCTGTATCAATGCCTTCTGTTATGTCTCTAAGTTCTTGACGATATGTTTTCCAAGCATCAGACATTGTAATGTCAGAGTTTGCCATCCAATCTGTTTGTGCTAACAAAGAGTTTCTGTCCTGTCTTATCATGCTTAGTAATGTAGATAGATCTTCAGTTAAAGTATCTAACCAATTTTGATGTTGATCATCTGTTATTTCTATCTCTTCTCCATTTATTATTACTTTTTGCATAATTATTTTATCCCGTATAAAGTTGCTCCACAGCCGCCGCTAATATTAGCACCATCCGCATGAAATAACTGTACTCCTCTAATAGTAGAAGTTGAGTTAATTGTTCCACCGGCTAGGTTATAATGAACATCACTAGCTTGACTTCTGTCCCAAGAACCGCCATTTGCTATAAAAGCTTTGTGAGCGTCAGTTTCATTTATTCCAAACAAAGTTATTTCTGAAGCCATTGTTTTATTGCCTTGGTTACCGTATGGATTCCATCTAGAAAAATAAGCTTGGGTTGTTCCGCTACCAAAGTAAGTAAAATTACCAGCATTAGTTGACATAAATAAATGTGTAAAATGATAAATTGAACTACTGCTAAAACTACTACCATCTGTAGATATCCTAAAAGAAAGATAACTAGCATTATTGTTCATGTTTTGCCATTTACCATGTAGCATAACCTTAAGGTGTCTGTAGTCTGAATACGTTCCAAGAAACTGAAGATTTGCAACATTACTGCCAGACTCTGATGTAGCTATTTTTACCCAATCAGATGTTAAAGCAGAAGCAGGAAGTCTCGCGTCTGGTACAGTTCCTGAAGCTAAAGCACTTGCATTTAAGTTTGTAAGATTTTGACCATTACCATTTACATTTGCACTAGCTGTGATATTTCCTGTCGCTGTAAGTTCACCCGTAATATTTAACCCAGAAGATGTCGTAGCCGCTCTGGAAGTATTGTTATGATATAAGGTAACAGCTCCATCCTCTACGGCTCTAATCATTGCTTCATTACCGGCCGAATTATCTACGTGAAAATCTGCTGCTTTTATAATTAAATTTCCTGTGCCCGCATCTTCTATTTTAGAGTCACTGCCATCATGAAATATTTTTAAATCATTACCAGTTCCAAACCTTGCTTCAACATTATCACCAAAGCTTAGATTACCAGTCATTGTTCCACCAGCGGCACTAAGAACTGCATTTAACTGTGTTTGAATATCAGAAGTTACACCATCTAAGTGTTGGTACTCTGTATCACTAACACTACCATCAGCTACTTGTGTTGCTGTTATTGGTATCGTTGCATATTTTTTTGATTCGTAAGTAGCCATGTTATGTCTTTATTATAAAATTAATAGAAAGGTAAGGGTTTAACACATCTATTGTACTTGCATTACCAGAAAAAGATCCTGATGCTCCATGGTTGTGTGCTCCACCTCCACCGGTTTGACCTATACATGCACTTGGATATGTATAAAAAGGGTTTGTTGGTATTGACGTATTATTGTCACCAAACGCAATAGAGGCACCATATACTGGATGAAAATAGTTTGCAGAAGTACCACCACCAGTATGAGTGACTGAGTGATTGTGTGCAGGTATTTGTGATACAGTTAAAGTGTGGTTGTTGACAGAAACAGAAACAGAGCCCGCCGGTGTATAACTATCAGTTGTAGCTCCACCAGTTGCTCCAAGAGCGTATGTTCCTGATTTACCTATTGCCATTCTGTTTTGAAAATTTGGTACGTTAAAAGTGCTAGACCCATCACCAGAGCCGTGTGTAGTTGAAATAAGTGCAAACAAAGCACTGTATGTTGATCTTGATACAGCAGATCCATCACACAATAAATAACCGGCAGGTTTATCAGCTGCTGGTGCAGACCATGGTAAAATCATTCCTGTGGCAATTGTAAATGCTCCAGCCGAAGTCAGTTTAGCATCTAGTTGAGTTTGTAGATCTGATGTTACACCATCCAAACGTTGAAACTCTGCATTACTGACAGTTCCGTCTGCGATGTTTGGTGCTTCTATTGGTATTGCGTATTTTCTGGATTCGTACGTTGCCATACTATTTCTCCATTATTTTCCAACCAAAATCCGTCCCTGTAAAAATTAATGTAAAGGCTGCGCCTTCTGTGGATACAGTTCCATTAGCAGTTGCTCCAAAAACTTTACCACCATTTGGATTTATTGTTAGTGCGTTTGTATCAAAGTGATCTGCTATATCTACAAAACCAATTTGATCACCGACTGTGGAAGCACCTGGTGCAGGTAGTGTAACTGTAACTGCTGAGTTTGCACCGCCGCCCGTTGAGGATGTGTTTACTAAAAGCCTTTGCCCTGCTACAGCCGTAAAGGTCGAACTATTGACAGCTGTCGTTGTTCCTGCTCCACCTGCTGATGAAACAATTGTGTAAAAGTTTGTTCCGTCTGAGGCAAGAACAGCTCTACCTCCAGCGGGTATAATATCTGATGTGTTACCACCTGAGCCTATTTTTAATTGAATTGAACCTGCAGCCGTACCATCATTTAAAATTATATATATTCTCTCAACTGCTGGTGCCCCTTGACATACAAACGCTGTTGAGTGTCCACTAAACCTTATAGCAGCTTGTCCCCATTCATTGTTAGCTACTGAAACAGGCCCTTGCAAGTTTGAAGTTAGCGTTAGAGGACTAGAAGCCGCTCCTAAAGCTTTTGAGTATACTGATGTAATCGCTTGCTCAAATGTGTTTTCAAATGTGCTATTGGTTGTTGCACCCCAAGAGTTTGATTCTTCTCCCGTTCCTATAAGTTTAATTCCTAATCTAGTCGAATACGTTGGCATTATGCTGCTTCTCCTTCTATGGTTCCCGCTCCTGTTGTTGATACCTCACTATATGAACTTCCTCCAGCTCCTGTAGTATCTACAGATGTTAGAGGTATCGTAGCTGTAGTTGTATCATCTACATCACTAAATGTAAACGTAGAATTTGTTCCAACGGCTGATGTCAAGGTATTTCCTGATACATTTACACCGTAGCTTATGCCCACACTATTTACCGATAAGTTGGCTTGTAATCCGGTAATTGCTTCATGTATTCTAATTTCTGGAATAACAGAGTTAACTGAAGCTGTCAGAGAAAGTCCAGATACTGCAACAACAGGAGCTAGCTTGACCTTCAGTCCTTTGATATCTATGCTATTGCCCATGCCAGCACCATGCGCAGTGCAATAATACCTAATAGTTTCAAAGGTATTGAATGGGACGGTAAACTCTACTTTTGCTCCAGCCTGTCCAGGTGTTCCTGTTACTACAACTCCATCGGTAATACTAACTCCTGCTGTTGTTTGAAATCTTAAAGGGTGTCCAGAATTAGTATTATTACTTACATCAAATATGTATTTTCTACCTTTTGTCATTGTAAGTGTTGGCTTTTGAGTTCCATCAATAACAAAAATATTTTGACCACCTGATTGTACTACAGTGACAACGAAAGTTGTATCAGCCGCTGGTATTCCAGCAACTTGAGAAGTAAGGGCAGAAGGAGCTGTTATTCCTGGTCCTAGTGCAACTGATCCAACAGAACTTGTTAAACTATTTCCTGAGATAGTAGGTGAAGCAGAACCACTGACAGATTGTTGTCCTGACGTTGCAGAGGTTAAATTAAATCCTTGTTCGATGGCTGTCACTCCACCTATTTCGGAACCAAGAGTTACAGTCATCCCTAAACTGTTTGCCGGTAAATGAATTGTACCATCAGCAACAACAGTAGGTGAGCTTAAGGCAAGTGAAAGACTTTGTCCTGATACTACAGGTCTTAGTTGTGGTGTTATAGAATTTTCACTAACGTCTAAAGTAAACCCGTCTACGAAGTGAGTTTTTTGTACTGTGTATGCATTAGATAATGTAAGTGTAATTGTGTGACTTGCAGGAGTAATTATAATTTCCTGTGCTGTGTCACCGACAGATCCAAAAGGCGCCTGTCCAAATGCGGTTGCTCCGAAAAACATTATTTATCCTTTTTCTTGTCGTCTAGCTCTTTAATAGCTTCTATTAATAGAGGAACAAGTTTTTCATACCAAACACTTTTATAGTCAGCATTGAAAGGTGCTTCAGTTACAACTTCCGGTAAAACAGATTCTACCTCTTGTGCACTTACACCCACTTGTCGTTTTTCGTTGTCATATCCAAACGATCTAGCCAAATCATTTTCTTTAAAATAATAACCTGTCAAAGCTTTTACTTTTCCTAATGCAGAATCAATTGGTCCTTCGAAATCTTTTAGACGCGAGTCAGAATAATACGCTGTGATGTTTGAGGTCGCTCGGATCTCGCCCGTCGGTCCTGCAGCAGTTCCAACACCTAAAGCTGTCATTTGATAAGATGTGTTTGTAATCGTACCACTTGGTCCGGTAGGTCCTGTCGGTCCGGTAGGTCCTGTCGGCCCTGTTCCTCCAGCTGGTCCTGTTGGTCCCGCTGGTCCTGTTGGTCCCGCTGGTCCGTCTGATCCAGCTGGTCCTGTCGGTCCTGTCGGTCCGGTAGGTCCTGTCGGTCCAGCTAAAGCTGCGTTAGTTATAGTTGCTTTTCTAATTGCACTTGCTGACGTATCGTAAACTGCAATTAAATCTGCTCCTTGAATACTTGTTTCAGCAGTTTGACCAGATACAACGTCACCAACTAGAGCTCCGGTCAGGGTCGCTCCCGTCGCAGTGGTTTCGAACTTTTTACTCCCGTCGTGGTATAGTTCAACTGCATCACCACCTTTAAACTTAGCTCCAGTAGTACCTCCGGAGCTTTGAACCTCAATATCACTACTTTTAAGAATTAAATCTCCTGTAGCTCTTTCATCTAAATAAGAATTACTTCCATCATGGTATATGGCTAAATCACCATCTGATTCACTACCTATTTCTAATCTTACGTTGTCACCAAGTATTAAATCACCAGTCATCGTGCCACCTGCTTTTGGCAAGGCAGCAGTTGCAGTAGTAGTTGTAGAAGTTAATACAAGGTCCCTAGCAGCAATGTCCACACCGTCTACTGTTCCACCAAGGGTTAAATTACCAGCGATATTTGCATTTGTGCTGTTATCTTCTATAACAGCCTTAGATGCAGGTAGTGTGCAAAATACATCTTTTGTACCTGCTCCAAAATCAACAGCACTATCACTATTAGAACTTGAAATAATTGCTGTACGTGAAAGGGTATCAGGTGTTGCATCAGTAACTGTGCCGACACCTATCTCAAAAGCAGAACCACCCTGTGCCTGAATACAATAGTAAGTTGTGTTACTATTACCTATTCCTGCTACAAAGGTTTCAAAACCAGTCTCAGCTCCAGCAAGGTTAATTGTACCCGTGCCTGTGCTTGTGGTCGTCTCTTTGACTCTATCATTTACGACGAAGGCCATTTATCCTCCTATCCTAATCTGATGATCTCTGATCCACCACCGTTTGCTGGGAATTGAATTGTAAATGTTCCATTGGAAGCTGTAAAGTCACCACCAAACGCTAAAACAACAACAGCATCATTAGTTGGAGCACTACCATCTTGCCTATAAATCAAAGCACCGTTTGCAGTGAAAGATGCAGAAGTCCAAGACACATCAGCAAAGTCAACAAATGCAGTAGCAGTTCCTGATCCACCTGTTACAGTTGGACTTGTTAAAGCTTTACCGCCTGCTGTATAAGCTGTTCCTGATGAGTTTGCTACTTCGTTTGCTGTTGCATACGCAGTAGTTGTAGCTCCTAAAGACGCTGAAGAAGTATATAACGCAATGTAATAAGTGGCACCACCATCGAAATCGTGATTACCTTTTAAAAGCTCTTGTTTGAATACATTACAAACTGCCTGTGATATTGCCATAATTTTCTCCTATTAAGGGTTTGCAGATGGTATAGGAATACGCAAAGACCCATCCCTAAACTCATCTCTTCTTTTTTTACCTAATTGTTCTTGAGCAAGTTGTTGAATAGCCTGATTGTAAGACTGTTCATAGACTTGTTGATCTTGTGGAGCTTTCAAGAACTTAAATGCTTCACATAAGCAGGCATACAAAATAACATTAGGAGCATTTACGCTGACCCATGTTTTGGTGTTACTACTTGATAAGCCTGTTTGTTTTTTAGTAATACCTATCTCAAATTTATACACTGCATTGGGCGTAGGCGCAACGACTATTGTGCCCATATCCCAGTTTGCATAATACCTAGGTTTGGCTGATGAGCCTACTTCTGGAGTATCATAATACTCAGCCAAAAAATCTTGATCCACTCTAACCAGATCAAACCGTGTTCTAGGGGCTGTATCCGTATATAATGTGACATATCTGATAGTTGCTATTTCATCTATTGATGGTTTACTAGGATCTGTTGAGCTAAAACCAGGCAGTCTAACAAACCTATTATTAGCTGCTGTGTTACCATTTACATACACATTATTGTCATTAAGCTCAACATCCCTAAATATTCTGTGTTCAGCATGTTCGATAAAGTCACTAATGATAGAATCTGTCAAAACCTGATTATCGGTTTCTGTGTAATCTCTAACCTGTGTTAATAGTTCTGCGTATGTTGTCATCCTAATAATGTAACTGGTCCAACTGAAGCCAGTCTCCCTCCAAACTTTCTTATACCACCACTTTCATAATATTTAAACCCTTTACCTCCAGCAGCTTCAAATTGATTGATATACGTAGTTCTATCGTCAATTAATAATTTATTTGCTCCACCATAAGGACCTTTGTTAAATCCTGTGGCGTAATTTCTTGCTGCAGGGGCTCTAGCTCCTGTTAGATTAGCATCTACCCATGTATTTTTTTGAGCAGTAACAGACGAAGAAGTTGTAGAAGATAATATTTCATAAGAACCATTTTTAGCTATAGCTAAATCTATTAAAGCATCTGCTTCAGCCCTCTTACCTAAGTTTTGAAAATAAGTACCAGATGCAGCAATTGCCGCTATCTCTATCTCAGGTGTCATGTCGTACCAGTCACCTCCAGCATCTAACAAACCAATACTTGTAGCATAGGTTGCTACCTCTTGATAATACTCTGTAAGAGTTCCATCTAAATCTATATACAAGGTTGTTGTTCCAGGATTACAGTTAGCAGTTAGCCAGTCTGTTAAAATATCGTTTGGTGAAAAAGAAAAATTATCGTTATCTATTTTTGTTACAATATGTCCAGGTGCATAATTTATATCGTGATCCTGTATGTGTGAAACTTCTGGATACGCAGGAAAATGAGATTCTACTTTTCTAAACCTAACAACATCATTAGTTGCAAAACCATGACCTGGATCATTTACGTTTACAACTGTAGAATCCCTAACACCTGCACTTAGTGCTGTCGAACTTAATATATGTGCAACTGCTGACTCTACTCTATCCGGTCTAGTGTTTTGTAAACCCTGTGCATCACCCTTTTGTATTTTTGGTTCTAGCTGTGGATGTTTTGGCTCATATTCAGATGTGTGTACAAAAGAACCATTCCATTCTTTTCTCATTTCTTTGTATGGAAAAGCCATACCACTTCTATCAGAAATAGCTTTTGATTTGTTTCCTGATGCAAAATTAGACATTTGGGTAATAAGCCTGTGGAGTTATATAGGTACTTGAAGAAGATCCATCTTCTGTTAATGCTCTGTTTAACTCGTCTTCGTAGTACATTTTAAGTTGTTGTGTTAGCTCAGGTTGTACTTTTTGACTTAAATAAAAAGACAAACCTGCCACCATGCACGGAACAAATCTGTAAGGAACGTCAGCTGTATTACTATAACCACCTACATCTTGAATTCTTTTTACAAAATAAATAGCCAAATGTTTATTCGCCGCTGTAGTGTCGGGAGTTGGATAAACTGTAATCATAGTTTTGTTAGAAAATCTTTGTACGTAGTATTGTGTAGGTGAACCTTTAGATAGTTTGTTTGATAAACCAGAATAAGTAGATCTGTTTATTTTAGTAAGAGCAGAATCACTTTGAGTTGTTGCAGCTCTGTTGTCCCTCAATGCTGCTTCTAAAACATCATCAACTCCGTATATGCCGTTTGTAGGAGCTGTAGTTGCACTTGTGCCGTCATCAGCGCTTCTGAAAAAATTGTATTCCGCTTGTCCTTCAACTAAATCTATGCTGGTTTTATCTATTTCCCAATAATGTAAACCCCTGTTAGCCCACTCTTGAAACATAATATTTAAAGAGCGTCTTGCTGATTTTAATTGATAACCACTTACTGATTTAATCCCAACTCTGTCATAGGCTTCTTGTATAACGTCGTCAATTAAGAAACCACTTTCAAAAGTAGTTGTACCCGATGTTGCCATCTAACCTCCTAGTTAAATGTTACAGTAACGCCTGGAGTAGCTGTTAAATCTAAAAACACACCCGTCTTAAATCTTATACCACTTCCAGGAATAAAAACGCTTAGTCCTTCGGTGCCAAATTTAAAAGTGTGAGCCGTTCCTGCTGCAGAAGTATTGTCATACAATACAACAGCTGAACTTGCTGCGCCTTCTGCTTGAATAGATGTAACTCTACAAGGTCTTCCCACTAGCTGTCCGTCGGCTGCTAGATGTGCTGTTCTTTGGTCCGATGTGAATGATCCACCACCTGCCATAATCTTGTCCTCCTAAATGTGTGGGGCCGAAGCCCCACATTAATTACTTATTAGCTTAAGTTATTATTCTGTATGTACAGAACAGTAACCGTAGCGGCACCAGTCGTACCATCACCGTTAGCTGCTGTGAATACAGCGTTAACTGTCTGATCAGATGATCCAATATCTGTACCATCAGTACCTATAGTACCTCTAGTTGTAGCCAAAGCTTTTACGTTTGTAGCTGCAAGATATTCATCATCGTCACCTGAGTGACCGATTTTTACAGTTGCTGTACCACCATCGTTAGAAACAGTTGTAACATTTAAAATTACATCAACGATTTGTGAGTTCGCAGGTATGATTCCTACCGCTGTAGTAGCAGTAGCACCAATTATGTCAATCACGGCTGATTGTGCCATTAAGACGGAACCAGTATTTTTACTTGCTCCTTCTCTTATTGATCCAGCTTTTACTGGACCTGAAAATGTAGTTGTACCCATTTTATATTCCTCCTGTTAATTAACACAGTCGCGAGGCCGTCTGGTCAAGTCTGTGTTTCTTTGAATATACGCTTTTAATGTATTATTTGCAAATAAAAAGGGGCGCCGAAGCGCCCCTCTTAGTAGGTTTATAACCTTAACGATTATGCACCTGGAGATCCGAAGATACCTCTAGGATCAGAGAAGCCGAAGCTGTATCTTTCCCTAGCTTTATATCTAACGTTACCAGTTTCAAAATCACCTTCCATGGCAGTTTTGATTGGTGCACGAACCATGTGTTTTAGACCGTTAGGAACATCAGTCTTAATGAAGAATGCATCATCATCTGTTAGGAAGTTGTTTACCACGTATCCTTGTGGAATCATTCCTTTAGATGCTAGTGCATTTAAATCATTGTCAGCTGTTCCAACTCTAGCCGCAGATTTCATGATTCTTTCAGCTGTAAATTGTAGAGCTGAAGGTATAATTAGTTTCATACCTCTAGCAGCAATTTTTAAGCCTCTTTCATCAGTGAAAGCCGCAATGTCAATCAACGCTTGCTCTAAAGATGTTTCTGACATGTCAGCAGATACTAACAGTTCGTTAACAAATTTTCCTGCAATTGTTGGGTGACCAGCTGCTCTACCGGCAGTTTGTCCAGAACATAGAGATGCTCCGTCACCACCAGCTTGTGCAGTTGAATCAAACGCGTTGTTTAATACTGCAGCAGCTTTAACTTGCTTTGTTTGAGCCATAGATCTAGCTAGTGCTTTTGTGTAACGAGTAGAGATCTTATCATACAAGTTATCTTCAATCGCTTCTTCAGTGATTGCGAACGCGAGAGCAATTGTCTCGTGTTGATATCTTGCAGTGAAAGTCTCTTGCGCGTTGTCATAAGCAACTGCTGAACCTTCAGACTTAACATTAGCTTTGTCGAATCCTGATAACATTACTTCTTCCTCGAATGCTCGATCAGAGTTTTCTGTATCAAAGATTTCTGCGTGTTGGTTTTCGTAGTTTTTGTACTCAAGTCCGAATAATGCATTCAGACCTGGCTCTAGCTCTTTAGCTAGTTGTTGTCTTGATATAGCCATTATTTATGTCCTCCTGCTATTATGCGTACAAGTGTTCGTTAATTAAAACTTTGTAAACTGCATTAGCTGAACCAATTTCTGATCTACCAGTTTTTCCAGAAAAACCGATAATCATTAGATTGGCACCGTTACCGATACCAGCTGGTCCTGCAGAGTCAAGTTCCATTGCACTTACACCCGTTGTTGTTGAACCTGTGCCTACGACTACGTCTGCTGTTTGCATAACGTCAGTTTGTGCAGATGCGCCATCACCTTGTATTTCAAATACTTGGTGTGGATCATCGTATACAAATGCGTCAGCTACAGCGCCGTTTCCGCCTGCTACAGACTGATTTTTAAAAGTTGGTTTGTTAGTTGTTGCGTCATCGTATTTGCATCCCCAAAAAACACCAATGTTAGTAGTACCTGTTCCAGCTTGCTGGATATTGCCAGAGTCTGGTTGAACCATGTCGCCCTGGAAAATTGCATTTGCTTCGTTAGATGCAATTTTGTACTCATTGAGTTTTTGGTTAGCGCCTCCGCTGATACTTCCAACTGGATTCAAACCAAATGCGGCGTCTATATTTGCCATATTGTTGTCCTCCTTAAAGGTTTGTTGTTATATCAGTGGTCGAAATATCAAAATGCTATTTCTTTGTACCACCAAAAGTTACACGAGTCTGCCTCTCTTGATTGATCGGCATACTTGGGTGCTGTTCCTTCAAGACATCGTTTTCTAAAGCATCATTACGATCTCGCGTTATTTGACTATAATACGCTTCTCGTTGCTTTGCGAGCTCTTCGGGTATCCTTGCCAGCACAAGGCCACCAACTCCTATGACACCTTCATACTTACCTGATGTTACCGACGGATAATTTTCAGCAGGGTATTCGTCAGCTCTGACAAATTCCCAACCAGATCTCAACTTACCGTTTATGTTTTTTGAGTCGTCTTGACCCATAGACTCGGCGCGTATCCATCTGTGTCTGTACCCGTCTGGTGCAGGTGGTGCATCTAGTGATGATGGGGGAGTCCATACTTTAGGCTTTTCAGTTTTAGCCCGAGTTTGACTCGCGCGAGTGGTCTTCATGTTTTCTTTTTCCATATGCTTAGCCCTCCTTCGCGATTAATTGTTTCGCATATTCTTCAAGTGGCACACCTAATCGTTTAGAAATAGCTACCTGTGACGGTGTGAGTTTCACAGTTTTTCTGCGTCCTTTTGCTGCCGGACGTTTAGCACTTGCAACAGTCTGAGCCGGCGGCTCAGCTGTAGATTGCTCCACTTTATCAAATTTATGTGGGAATGCAACTCTTATTCGTTTATCGACTTCAGAATAATAATCGTCTGATTGTGGATCAAATCCTTCGTTTTCAACAAGCTCTCTGTGTATATCAAATGCAGTGTAAGTCATTGCATTGTCTGTACCAAACCAAGAGTTTTTACTTGCCCATCCTTCAGCTTTAGGGTCTAGTTGTCTACCTGCTTGCGCAACTTCTTGCGCTGATGGTGTTCCCTGAGCTACTTGATAAAGATTTTCTTGTGATTGTGGCTGTGCTTTTTTTCTATCAGCTTGTGCAGCTTGTTGTTCTTTTAAAACATTAAGTTTTGCTTGTTCCATGGACATTGTTGCTATTTGCTGTTGTGCAGCAACTTGTGCATCAATGTCTTGGGATTCTACAGCTTGTTTATAAGCTAGTTTTGCAGCATCCATACCATGTGTTACTTTTGCTTCTAACTCTGTTGTAAAATTATTTCCAAGAGCATCATACTGACCTCTCATTTTTTCAGCCTGATTTTTTATGTTTTGTGCATATATAATAGCTTCTTCTTTTTGCCTTTCAGCTTCACGCATTTTGCGTGTAAGTTTCGCTATTCTTTTTTGAACTCCGTCGCTGTAATCATCTAATTCTTTTTTCTGTTCGCCAGCCTGAACATTAGACTGCTCGTTAGATTCCGAAGATGCGTCAGCGGACTGACTATCGTCTTTAGTTTCTTCAACATCGATTTGTTCCTCTTCTAGTGATTGTTCTGGTGCAGTTGCGTCAAGATCTATTTCTTGTTCCTGCTCATCGATTTCACCGACATCGATTTTCGTATCGTTTTCTTGCATAGATTATCCTCCTCTATGTTTACATTGCGTGAATCAAATCTTTAGGGTCTTCTATCGTACCTAAGATTTCATCATCGTTTAACATTCTTATCTCACCACCATCAATCTCCATTCGTGATCCTGCATATCTTGCAAAGATCACCCAATCTTTTTCTTTGCACCATGAACCTGTAGGGTATCTATCTTTGTCTTTATAACAAAGAGGACCCATTTTTAAAACATAACCAACCTGTACGGCTGATCTTGCTCTGTCTAGTGTTTCTTGTGCAATAATAATTCCACCTTCACTTTTTTCTTTAACTCTAAAAGGCATAATTAAAATACGCCATCCTGTAGGATTTGGTAATTTTTCTAAATTTGTTTTTTCGGGATCTTTTTCCGCCTCGTGTTGTGCTATCTTTTTTGCATCTTCTTCGGCGTTATATTTAGCTTCTAATGCGTGTGATGTTGTCATCGTCTTTTGGCTCCTTTGGTTCTAGCAGGTTAGAGAGTTCCTGATTTATTGCGTCCACTGCGTGGATCTTACCTATTATATACTTATAATCTTCCATGCTGTCAACTCCGCCGTTTGCGAGAGTTTGAACTAGAGTGTCCATCTGAGCTTGCATGCTCCTCTTTAGTTTGTATATCACGTTTATTGGATCTATAGCTTCTGACATATTTTTTCTTTTTATCTCCTAGTTTTTCCCAGAACTCGTCAAGCGGATTCTTGGGTTTATCTTCTACCCCCATTTTTCCCCCTAATGTAAAATTAAGTCAACCTTACTTTTTCTTGAAAATATCTGCGCCCTTCAAGCCGTATATACTAGCGACGACCCCTACAAATAGAGTCTGGTACCAAAAAGGCAGATTATTAAACTGCTCAAAGAACATGTGCAATTTATCTTGTATGTTTGGATCATCTGAAAATACAGACCAGATCAATAAAATCACTGGGGCGCTCACGAGAATAAGAACGAATTCGTCCTTCCATCCCTTGTCGTTTGATTGTCTAACCTGAGCCTGATACTCGATTTCACCACTTGCCATTTTCTGTGCATGCAACATAGCTGCATCTGACTCCAGCATTTTACGCTGCTGTCTATTTTTCATTATGTGTGTGCCAGCGCCTATTGCTAGTTTGACTACGTCAAGTATCATTTGTTTATGTGATTATTCCTATGATGATTATGACTATAACAGCGGCACCGATGAGTTTAGTTTTCCAACTCATTGAAGTCCACTTATCAATCATTTTTGCTCTTAGTGATTCGATCATTTGCGTCTCCTCTTTTGTTTTATGCCAGCTTCGCTGAGCGCGATAGCTATGGCTTGCTTTTTATTTACCACTTTTTTCTTACTTTTACCAGATTTAAGTTTACCTGATTTATATTCACGCATTACCTTGCTGATTTTCTTTTCTTTTATTGTCATTATTCAATAATTTTTTTAATCTTAAGTCGGCCCATGTCTTCATAGACTTCTGCTTTTACTTCTTTGCAACTCATGTAAATACCTTCTTGTTCCTCACCTATCTGTCTGGTGATTAAACGTTTCTGTTTAAGACAGTCGCTAAGGCCATCAGTTGGCACCATCTCTACTGTCGAACCGTTCTGTATCATAAGTATTGCGAATACAACTTTAATGGTTTCCATTTGTTTTTGACTCCAAGTCTATTAATCTTTCCTCGTGGAACTGTATTACCATATCATTCTTTAATATCATAGGTATCTCTGACTCCATCTGTTCTTTTAGTTTGTCTACGTTCTCACCAAGGTATTCCACGAGCATGTAGAGCTCCTGTACCTGTGGACTGACCATGCCGCCTTTGGGCACAGAATCTATAAAAGTATTAGCTGCCTCTAAATCTTTAGACATCAATCTTAGATCTGACTCTATACTATTAAGGCGCTCCAAAACTCCAAAGCCGAACCAAGCACCCACAAGACAAGCGCCAATGATACTGAGTAAGTTACGAACCGGCATCGAGACGGCGGTGTTTTCATCGACATCTAACCTCTTCATTACAATAACGGATTATCAAGCTCTGCTTTTAGTTCTTCTATCTTTGCATCAAGAAATTTAATAGCTGCATCATTTATTTTAACATCAGCTTTAATTCCCTCGATTGCTTTGATAACGTCTTCTATTTTTTGATTGATACCAGATAGGTCTACAGTTTCATTGACTACAAACTCTTTGTTTTCTAGCTGTGCTATCCTGTTGTTAAACTCGCCCCATGCCA